AATTGAACTAATTTTAGATGAGAAGGATACTGAGATGGGGGTATATGCGGTATCTGTAGTAGATGAGCCTGCCATAGAGGAGAATTTCATAGCATTGAGTAAACAAAGCATAGAGCTGGCTACCATTGATAAGGAAAAAAAGCTACTCATGGGGCCTGCATTGATACCTAATAAGCAGATTTATCGTAAGAACGAGAAGCATGGGGAGTTCTATATCTACTTCTCAGAGGATACAGTACGCAAAGCCAGTGAGATGTTTTTCATTAATAGCAACCAGAGTGCTGCTACCTATGAGCATGATGCTAAAATAGATGGCATGACTGTAGTAGAATCATGGATAATTGATAATCCTGAGAAAGATAAGAGTGCAGCCTATGGATTCAGCCTACCTAAAGGTACGTGGATGATAAGCATGAAGGTGAATAATCCGGATGTATGGAAAAAAGTTAAGGATGGAGATGTAAAGGGATTCTCAATAGAGGGATACTTCGCAGATAAGTATGAGATGAGCATGGAGATGGCTATGAGAAAGGCTATGGATGAGGAGAAGGAATACCTAATAGAGCAGATTAAGAAGGTCCTTAAAGGTCAGGAGCTGGAAGAGGTAAGCTATAATGACTATCCATCTGTAGTAAAAAGAAATGCACAGAGAGGTATATTATTGAATGAGAGAAATGGGAATAAATGCTCCACGCAGGTGGGAAAAATTCGTGCACAGCAGTTAGCTAATGGTGAGAAGGTCAGTATGGAAACGATAAAAAGAATGTACTCCTACCTATCCAGAGCTGAGGTATACTATAACCAGGGAGATAGTAATGACTGTGGGTATATATCCTACCTATTATGGGGAGGGAAGGCAGCACTATCATGGGCAGAATCTAAAATAAAACAAATAGAAGAATGAAACGTAAAGAATCAAAGAGCTCACCTAAGGGTGGCAAAAGAGGGTGCCTATGTAAGGATGGTACCTATAATGCTAAATGCTGTGATGGCACACTACCCGCACAGGGGATAGGTGATATCAGCACTGAGAATCCGGGTAACATTACTCAGATAATACAGGTGCGGCAGATTAACTAAAATGGAACAACTAATTTATTAATGAGTTATATATAAAAAAATATGAAAGAATCTATTTTATCACGTATCTCTGCACTTCTCGGGATGGAGAAGGTAGAGCTAGCATCCATGAAGTTAATGGATGGAGTAACTGTACTAGAGGCTGATGCATTTGAGCCAGGTATGGAAGTATTTATTGTTACTGAGGATGAGCAGCGTATTGCTCTACCGGTAGGTGAGTATGAGCTAGAGGATGAGAGAATCCTAGTAGTAGCTACTGAGGGAGTTATTGCTGAGATTAAGATGAAAGAGGAAGAGGCACCTGCAGTAGAAGAGGAGGCACCTGTAGCAGAAGAGCCTGCAGCAGAGGAGCCAATGATGGAGGAGCAAATGTCTGAGGAAGGTACTCCTGCTCAACCTAAGAAAGTAATTAAATCCCAAATTGAGGAGATGTTATTCTCTAAAATTGAGGAGTTAAAAGCAGAGAATGAAGCATTAAAAGCACAACTATCTGAGCAGCCTGTAGTAGAAGAGGCTCCTGTAGTTGAAGAGCCAGCGGCTAAGCCTATTGCTCATAACCCTGAAAAACAAACTGCTGCACCACAGTTTACATTTGGTGCAAATAGAAAGGAGACTACTATGGATAGAATCCTAAATAAATTGGCTAACTAAAATTAAAATAAAAAACAAATGGCAACTTCAATTACTACAACCTATGCTGGTGAGTTCGCAGGGAAATATGTATCTGCGGCTTTATTATCTGCTCCTACCATTGAGAATGGTGGAGTAACTGTACTTCCTAATGTACACTACAAACAAGTTATTCAAAAAGTAGCTACTGATGCTATCTTAAAGGATGCTACGTGTGCATTCAATGATGTATCTACAGTTACATTAACTGAGCGTGTATTAACTACCAAAGATCTTCAAGTTAATTTGGAGCTTTGTAAAAAAGATTTCTTCTCTACATGGCAAGCTGCTGAGATGGGATTCTCTAACTTCAAAACTTTACCTAAGTCTTTCGCTGATTTCTTAATAGCTCATGCATCTGATAAAGTAGCTGCTAACGTAGAAACTGCATTCTGGACAGGTGCTACTGGTACTTCTGGTTCATTCAATGGTATCTCTACTATCGTATCTACTGATCCATTATTACCACCTGCACAGGAGGTAACTGGTACTTCTGTTACTGCTTTGAACGTAGTAGTAGAATTAGGTAAAATTGTTGATGCAATTCCTGCAGCTCTTTATGGTAATCCTAACTTAAGAATCTATGTATCTACTAACATCGCTAAAGCGTATGTACGTGCATTAGGTGGATTCTCTACTGTATCAGGTGCATCTGCTGCTGTTACTCCAGGAACTGGTGTTAACAACCAATCTACTCAGTGGTATAATAACGGATCTTTGAGCATTGATGGAGTAGAGATATTCTGGGCTCCAGGATTAGCTTCTAACACTGCTATTGCTACTACTACTGATAACCTATTCTTTGGTACTTCTGTACTTTCTGATTTGAATGAGGTTAAAGTTATTGATATGTCAGATATTGATGGATCACAAAATGTACGTGTAATTATGCGTATGGCAGGTGGTGCTCAGTATGGTGCTGTTGAAAATATCGTTACTTACGGAATTGTTAACTCTGTTAACTAATATATAGTACTAATCATGGGGAGTGGGTAACTGCTCCCCTATTTAAAAAAATAAAGATATGTCATGTTTAATCGCAAATGGTAGACTTGAGCAGTGTAAGGATAGCATCTCTGGTATCCAGGCTCTATACCTAATTAACTTCGGTAGCTATGATCCGGATCCATCTACATTAGGTGGGGATGTAACCTATGATACTACTGTAGGTTTTGAAGATCAAATTACTGGTATTACTTTGAATCCTATTGCACCTGCAGTAACTTCATTCGTATACAAGTATGAGTTAAAAGGACAAAACGGATTTAACACAACTGTTAACACATCACGTGATAATGGTACTACTTTCTTTACTCAGACTATTACTGCTGAGCTTAAGAGACAAGATCCAGTTTTCCACAAGCAATTTAAGATCTTAGCTTATGGTAGACCTCACGTAATTGTACGTACTAATGGTAACCAATTCTTTTTAGCTGGTCTTTACAGAGGATGTGATGCAACTGCTGGAAGCATTGAAAGCGGAATTGCCTATGGTGATTTTAATGGTTATAAACTTACTTTTGAAGCCATGGAGGAGAAGCCAGCCAATTTCTTAGACTGCAATTCTGAATCTGATTTATTGACTTTGTTAGGATCACCTACATTAGTTACTACCTAATAACTAATCCTACATAGCGTGAAGAGCCCTGCCTATATGGTGGGGCTTTTCTTTTTAGAAACATATTTTAAGAATGTGAGTTATAATAATATGATAGTAGTAACTACCGATAATAATACTAACCAATTCATTAAGTTCATCCCTAGAGATAGCTCAGTGGATACCATGTACATCACAGATGAAAGTACCAATATAGAGGTACCTGTGGCGATCATTAACTATACTCCCGGTGATTATGCTGATGAGATAGAAGCATTATTCAATTTACAGGAGGGGCACTACTACAGATTAGTATTGAAAGATAATGCAGGGGATGAGGTATACAGAGATAGGATATTTTGCACTGATCAGGTGCCAGGTAATTATACTCCGAATAGCCAAACATATACTGCCAATACTACAACTAATGACTTTTTAATGTACTAATATGGATAACATTCATGTAATTAACCTAGCAGCTTATGAGGCTCCTGTAATTAAGGAATCAAAAAAGAATGACTGGGTAGAATATGGTGAGGATAATATGCACTTCCAATGGTTACTGGATAGGTATATCAATTCTACCACAAATTCAGCAGTAATTAATAACATCTCTCGGTTAATTTATGGGAAGGGGCTCAAAGCATTAGATGCTAAGAATAAGCCTAATGAATATGCCCAAATGATGTCAATGCTAGAGAAGGATGATATCCGAAAGATGGCTCTTGACTTTAAGATGTTAGGGCAGTTTGCTATCCAGGTACTATACACAAAGGACCATAAAAAGATAGCTAAGGCTCATCATATCCCAGTGCATTTATTAAGAGCTGAGAAATGTAATGAGGATGGAGAGATAATGGGATACTACTACTCAGATAACTGGGCAGAAGTTAAGAAGTATACTCCTGAGAGATATGCCGCATTCGGTACATCTAAGGATGAGATAGAGATCATGTTCGTGAAACCCTATTCTGTGGGGATGAAATACTATGCCTATCCAGACTATCAGGGGGCACTTCCATATACAGTGCTAGAGGAGCAAACGAGTGATTATATGATTAACCTGGTGAAGAGTAATTTTTCACCATCTACCATACTGAACTTCAATAATGGGGTGCCATCTGAGGAGCAGCAGCAGATGATTAAAAGCGACATAATGAATAAGCTGACCGGTCCACAAGGGGATAAGTTAGTAGTATCATTCAATACATCTAAAGAAACTGCAGCTACCATAGAGAATATGCCTGTAGAGCAGGCTCCTGAACTGTATAAATACTTATCTGAGGAGTGCGTTAGAAAGATTCTTATAGGACATAACGTAACATCTCCGCTATTATTCGGGATAGCTACAACTACAGGTTTCTCTGCTAATGCTGATGAGCTAAAAAACAGTGCTATATTATTTAATAACATGGTAATTACTCCGCTACAGGAGGTAATGTTAGATGCATTTGATAAGCTATTAGCCTATAATGGCATAGCATTAAAGCTATATTTTGAGACTCTTAACCCATTAGATGCACAGGGTGATCTAACTACCACAGATGAGGCTACAAAAGTTACGGATGCTATCAATATGATGAGCCCATTAGTAGCTAACAGGGTACTAGAATCAATGACTGCTGATGAGATTAGAGCATTAGTAGGATTAAAACCTGCACCCATAGCTCTAAAAAAAGAGGATGTATCTGATGAGGTACTGAATGAGGTACTAGATATCCTGGAAGGTGAGCAGAATGATGATGATGAATGGGAGCTAGTAGATGAAAGAGAGTACTCAGATAAGAATGATACTACAGAAGAGTGGGCTACTCGAATGATTAAGCCTAAGGAAAGTATCCTAGAGAAGTTAAGTTCATTCATTAAGAGTAATCCTAACGGATTTAGCTACCTAGATAAGAGTGTATATAAGGTACGTTACAGATACTCTGAAAGATACAATAAAGGAAACAGCAGAGAGTTCTGTAAACAGATGATGAGACGTACTGCCAATGGAGTAGTGTACAGATTAGAGGATATAGATGCTGCTAGTAGATCAGGAGTTAATGAGCAGTTAGGACATAAAGGAGAGCCATATGATTTATTCAAGTTCAAAGGAGGGGTAAATTGTGGACATTTCTGGACTGAGCAATTATATAGATTAAAGAAAAATACTGATGGTACATATCGGCCTGATAAGGCACTGAGTTCATCTGAGCAGGTAGCATCTATACCTAAGAGCTACATGCCGAATCCTGCAGGCTCAGGAGATGCTAATACTCCGCCTATTGATATGCCGAATAATGGACATCACCCAAACTATAAAGGATAATGGAAGCACTATTTATAACAAGACAAGATCTAGTTAAGTTCACTGCTACCAATGGTAACGTGGATACTGATAACTTCATCCAGTGGATTAAGGTAGCTCAGGATATCCA